ATCGCTGCCCTAGTTGGGTGGGCGAAGGTCGACCCGAAGACTGTCGCGGCGATCGTCCAGCGCACCACCGAACGCATCACGTCGGGGCTGTGGCCGCTGTCCGCTGAGGCTGACGCCGTTGTGCGGCGCGAGATCGTCCGCGGTATCGCGACAGGATCGAACCCGCGCACCACAGCGAGGGCGATCATGCGCGGCGCCGAGGGCGGCTTCAACGGTGGCCTCTCGCGAGCGTTGACGATCGCACGAACCGAGACCCTCGACGCACACCGTGCCGCCGCAGCCGAGTCGCACGCCGCGAACGCCGACGTGCTGGGTGGCTGGGTGTGGCTCACTGACCTGTCGCCGCGTACTTGCCCGGCCTGCTTGGGGATGTCCGGCACCGAGCACCCGCTGACGGAGCCTGGCCCGCTGGGGCACCCGAACTGCCGGTGTACGCGGATGCCCCGGACGAAGACGTGGCGGGAACTCGGCATCGACATCGACGAACCCGAGTCTGCTGTCCCGGACGCGGCCGGCTGGTTCGCCGACCAGGACGAGTCCGTGCAGCGGTCGATCCTCGGCGCCGCCCGGTACGACGCGTGGAAGCACGGCGACTACCCGATCGCCCAATGGGCCGTGAAGCGCCCGAACCCGGAATGGCGAGCGAGCTACCAGACGTCGCCGCTCCCCAAAGCCAGCTGACACACCACCCCTTCATGCCCGACCCAGGGAGGTCACGCATGCCCCGCAAGAACCTCACCGAGGCCGGCGCCCACACCCAGATCCTCGAAACGAACAGCGACGGATCATTCCTCATCCAGGTCATCTCCCCGGGCTGGGGGTCCAGCGGCTACTACTCGACCGAGGTGCTCGAGGCTGCCGGGAAGTCGAAGGTGTGGCCCGCCGGGACGCACATGTACTTCGACCACCCGTCAGCATCCGAGGGCGTCGATCGGCCGGAGCGGTCGGTGAAAGACCTCGCCGCGACCCTCACTGAGGACGCCCGCTGGGACAGTGGCCGGAAGTCGCTGGTCGCCCGCGTCGAACCTGTCGGGCTCGGCAAGACCGTCCTCGCTGACGAGGCGTTCCGGAAGGCGATCGCCTGCTCCGTCCGCGCATCCGCAGACATCGGTGTCGGTGAGGCCGAGGGACGCAAGGGCGCGATCGTGCAGGAGATCTTCCCCGACACCTTCAACTCGGTCGACTTCGTCACGCACGCCGGACGCGGCGGCATGATCCTCGAGGCCGCGCGCCGCGCCCAGGAAGCCGACGACACGGCCGTCGAGGCGTCGGACAAGCCGTGGTCGGGCTTCTCCCCATCGGACTACGACGACGACCAGTGGAAGCGGGCGTGCCTGATCGACACCGGCGACGGTGAAGGCAAGCAGCGCTACAAGCTGCCGGTCAAGGAGCCAGACGGCACCCTGAACCGGAACGCTGTCCACGCCGCCGCGTCCCGGATCGGGCAAGTCCAGGTCGGCGCCGACGCGAAGAAGTCCGCGGCCAAGAAGCTCGTCTCGCTGTACCGCAACCAACTCGACGAGGACCCGCCCGAGTCGCTGCTGACCCTCGCCGGCATGAGCGAGGCCGCAATCGCCGACGCGCGCCTCACGGTGTTCGAGGCGTCCGCGAACGACACCGAACGTGCCCTGCAGGACGCGGTCTCCGCGGCGTACTCCGATACGGAGAACGACACGTACGCGTGGATGCGGGACTACGACCCCGACGCCAAGGTCGCCTACTTCGAGGTCAACGTCGGCGGCAAATGCGCCACGTACCAGCAGGCGTACAGCAAGAGCGACGGCGAGTACACGCTCACGGGCGATCGCACCGAGGTCAACATCCGCACTCAGTACGTCCCCGTCGGCGAAGCGCACCGCGTCGAACTGACCCGCGAAGCCGCGCTCAAGCAGGTCCGCGAGGCCCGCAACGTAGGCCAGTGGATGGAGTCCCGGATTCACCTCGGCTTCACGCAGGTCGCCGACGAAATGTTCGGCAACGGGAAGCTCACCCGCGACGAGCGGATCACCCTCTCCAACGGCATCGGCGCCGCCCTCGACGCATTCACGTCCCTCGTCGAGGACAAGGCGCCGCAGTTGTACAGCCGCGACCTGTGGACCGACCCCGACGCCCGCGTCGCAGCCGCCGAGTCCACCACCCCGAACGTCCCGGTCCTCCCGGCCGGGCAGTCCACCACCACCAAGGAGCACACCATGCCCGAGATCGAGGAGGCGCGGCTGCGTCAGCTCGAAGAGGACGCCGGCCGGGTGCAGACGCTCGAGTCCGAGCGCGACACCCACAAGGCCCGCGCCGAAGAGGCCGAGACCGCTCTCGCCTCTGAGAAGGCGAAGACCCACGCCCGCGAGTACGGCGCCACCCGCGTCCGTGAGGCGAACAGCGAGCTCGACCCGGCCGCCGTCGACCGGATCGTCGCCGAGGCGATGCGGGAGATCCCGCTCACCGAGGCCGAAAAGGCAGCCGACCGGCGCCTGGACGTCGAGGCGTTCGGGAAGCGCGTCGACGACGCCCGCGTCGCGGAGGAGACCTACCTCGCCACCGTGATCAAGAACCGCGGCGGCTCCGTCCGGGGCCTCGGCCAGACCGACAACGCGCCGCAGGTCACCGAGGCGCAGGTCAACAACATCGTCGCCGGAGCTTTCGGCCGCACCGTGAAGGAGGCCTGACATGGCCACGAACGAGGTCTTCGACAAGGCCGAGAACCTGTACCTCCCGGTCATCGCCGGTGTCGTCTCGGGTGGCCCGGTCATCGTCGGCATGATCCCCGGCGTCGCGCTTACCAACCGCGACTCCGCCGGCAAGGCCATGGTCGCCACCAGCGGCGCCTACAAGGTGTCCGTGACCGGCGCGATCGCCTCGGTCGGGCTGCCGGTGTACATCACCAGCGCCACCGGCGCCCTCGTCGTCGCCCCCGGCGCCGGCATCCAGCTGTTCGGCCACGCCCTGGAAACCAAGGGCGCGGGCGCCGGCACCATCCAAGTCCGCCTCGCTCAGTTCGCTGTCGCCAGCGACGCGCCCGCGTGATCTCGAGAGGAGACCACAACATGTCTACGGAGATGCTCACTGGCGATGCCGCTGTCGCCGAGGCCGGTGCGCTCGCGCCGCGCCGCCGCTCCACGAACCCGCAGTACCTCGCCCGGCTCGCCGAGACCGCGACCCTCGTGGGGCGTGCGTTCGACGGTGACCGGCGGGCGATGCTGGACATCCAGGAGTCGCTGACCACTTCGGACTTCCCGAAGCTGTTCGGGGACGTTCTCGACCGGGAGTTGCTCGCGCAGTACGAGCAGATCGCGCCGGTCTGGCCGAAGTTCGCGCGGCGCACCGTCGTGAAGGACTTCCGGCCGAAGCACTACCTCGACCTGCTCGGTGGCCGGGCGACCCTGGATCTGGTGAAGGAGCGCGGCGAGTACCCGGCGCGTGCCCTGACCGAGGCCGAGTACTTCCTGTCCGTCGCGAAGTACGGCGCGCGGCTCCCGCTGACGTGGGAGATGCTCGTCAACGACGACCTCGACGCGTTCCGCACCGCGCCGGAGCGGATCGCCCAGGCGTCCCGGGTCACCGAGGACAAGCTCGCGACGGGCCTCATCGCCCTGTCGACCGGCCCGAACGCGACGTTCTTCAACGCCGCCCCGGCCAGCCAGTTCGGGGCTGCCGCGGTCGGCACCGGGAAGCTGACCGTCGACAACCTGACCACCGCGCTGACCACCGTCAGCACCCGCAAGGACAGCGACGGCAACCCGGTCATGGTCGACGCCGTCGTGCTGATGGTGCCGCCGTCGCTGGAGGTCACGGCGAACACGATCGTCCAGGCGACCCTGATCCGGAACAAGACCACGAACCAGGACATCGAGGTCGGGAACTGGCTGTCCGGCCGGGTCACCGTCGTCGTGAACCCGTGGCTGCCGGTGATCGACGTGTCGGCGAACTCTGCGACGACCTGGTACCTGCTCCCGGCCCCGTCGATCGCGCGCCCGGCCCTCACCATGGGGTTCCTGCGCGGCTTCGAGACCCCGGACCTGCGGGTCAAGGCCGACACCGGCATGCGTGTCGGCGGCGGCTCGATCCCGGCCGAGGAGGGGTCGTTCGACACGGACGACATCCAGTACCGGATCCGCCACGTCACCGGCGGCACCACGCTGGACCCGATCGCGGCCTACGCCTCGATCGGCACGGTCTGATCCATGCCGAGCGCCGTCACCGCCGGTGACCAGTTCCTGGAGCAGATCTCCAACCAGCTTGCTGTGCAGAACGAACTGCTCGGCAAGCTGGTCGGGGCGCTCGCTCCGGAACCGGTCGCCGTACCGGAGCCAGCAGCGGCGGCCGATGCCCCGGCCGACAAGCCTGCGGCCAAGAAGGCGCCGGCGAAGAAGTCCGCGACCCGTCGCAAGGTCACGGGCCAGTAGCTGGGTGTCGGGGCGTGAACCCGCGGAATCGACGCAGGCCCATCGACTGAACCGCGGGAAGGCGCACCGGGGAGTCCCTGGCCAGGCTAACGGCTGGGCTGCGTCGAGCCTCCTCCTTTCTCCCTGCCATGGGACGACCTGCGCCCCGACACCACACCACCCCTTGAGTTGCCGCGCGTTCGCGAGGAGCCACTGTCATGTCTGACTTCGTCTTCAACATCTCGAAGGGCCGCGCGGCTGAGCTGTACAACCGGGTCAAGGTCGGCGACCCGGCCGCTGCCCGGCTGTACATCATCCCCGTCGACGTCGCCGCCGTGACCGACGCGACCCTGAAGGACCTCGACGACTTCGCCGCCGTCATCACTGCTGGCGTCACGGAGCGCACGACGGGCGGCTGGAACAGGAAGACCCTCGCCGCCGCTGACCTCGCCGCGCTGGCTGCCGACGACACGAACGACCGGATGCCGCTCGACGCCGCCGACCAGACCTGGACCGCGGTCACGACCGGCGCGGTGACAGACCTGATCTTCTGCTACTCGGCGACCGCGTCCCCGACGAACGCGCAACTCGTCCCGCTCACGCAGCACGACTTCCCGACCACCCCGGACGGCTCTGACGTGGTCGCGACGATCGCCGACTTCTACCGCGCCACCTGATCCACGAGCGGCGGGGTGACTGATGACGCTGCTCGCGGCCTACAACTTCGACGAGGCGAGCGGGAACATCCTCGACCGGTCCGGCAACGGTCGAACCGTCACGTTCGGCGGATCCTTGACCCGGGTGACGGGGCACACGAACACAGGCCTGTCGCAGTCGACGACGGCGGCGGACAGCAACGGCCCGTCGCTGACCGGGATGCAGACCGCGGCCTACACGATCATGGGCTGGGTCAAGCGCACCTCCAACAGCCAAGACGGCTGGCTGATGGAGTTCAAACAGTCAGCCTCGGGCGATCGTGGGCTGTTGTTCACCGCCGGGAACGTGCAGTCCCGCTGCAAGAACGTCGCCGGCACGGTGTTCACCGTGCAGACGACGCAGCCGACTGCGGGTACGGCGTACCACTTCGCCTGCACGAACGACGGCACCACACTGCGGCTCTACATCAACGGGTCGCAGATCGGCACCGGCACGGCGTTCTCCGGTGGGCTACGCACGAACTCGACGTCGAGCAGCCTCATGGACGGCACCGGCTCCGAGACGTGGCTCGACGACGCCCGGTACTACGACACGGCGCTCGACGCGGCGACGATCACCACGCTGATGAACACGCCGGTCAGCAGTGGGCTGACTCAGGCGATCAACCCGGCGGCCGAGACGGACGCGGCGCAGCCGCTCGGGAGGCTGAAGACGCGGGCTGCGGGGATCGCATCGGAGACCGAGGCCGCGCAACCTGTCGGACGACGGAAGACGCGGGCATTAGGCGTCGCCTCGGAAACTTCGACGGCGCAGCCCGTGGCCCGAGTGAAGGTCCGAGCGGTCGGCACCGCGACCGAGACTGACACCCCGAACCCGGTCACCCGTACCAAGATCCGAACAGTCGGCGCCGCCACCGAAACCAGCGGGGCGCTGCCCCTTGGCCGGTCCAAGACCCGGGCCATCCAGGTAGCTGCCGAAGTCGACACGGCCCAGTTGATCACGAAACCGAGCCCGTTCGTCGGCATCGCCAACGAGACAGACCAAGCACTGCCAATCACCCGGCGCAAGCTCCGCGCGCTCGGCACTGCCGTCGATGTCAGCTCGGCAGTCACGCTCAGCCGAATCCACTACAGGCTAATCGGCACCGCAATCGAAGCCGACCAGGCACGCCTCGTCTCAGTGCTCAAGCAGCGCGCGATCGGCACAGCGCAAGAGACGGATGTCGCCGTTGCGATGGTGCCATCCGAGGCGCCGACCGAGTCGGTGCTGACAGCAACCAACGCACCGTCGAGCAGCCTGACCGTGACCCCCCGGCCCGTCTTGTCCCCATCGAACACCCGATCGAGCCAGCTGGAGGTGAGCCATGGCGTATGACGTCGGCGACATCGCCGTGTTCACCCTCAACGTGGCCCCGTTCGACGGGACGACCGCCGCCACCGTGCTGGTCAAGGCACCGGACGGCACCCCGAGCACTCCGACTCCGACCTCGTCCGGTGGGGGAGCGGTGTGGACCGTGCAGGTCCCGCTCACCCAGGCCGGCGCCTGGTACGTCGGGTGGACCGTCACCGGAACCGGCGCAGGCACGCAGTGGGACTCTGCCGAGGCTGACCCGGTGCCGCCGCCGAGCGACGAACAGCGGCAGGTGCGGCTCCTGATCGCGGACACGGACCCCGGGAACCGGTTCTTCTCGACGCTGCAACTCGCCGACTTCCTCGCCATGAACAGCGACTCAGTGCGCCGGGCCGCTGCGCAGGCCTTGGATGTGTGGGCCGCGAACGAGGCCATGGTGTCGAAGAAGATCCGCACCCAGGATCTATCGACTGACGGTCCCGCTGTGGCGGACGCGCTGCGGAAGTCGGCGGCCGAGCTGCGCCGCCAAGCCGACGCCGGCGACGGTGACGCGGACTCGGTCGGGTTCGAGATCGCCGAGTACGAGCCGTACCCCTACCGCACGGACTGGCCGTACTGATGCCGTTCCCCAACTCGCGGGTCATACCGGCCGGCTGGGAGGCGCACCACCGCCCGGTCCTTGCGACGACGCGGACGGCGACGATCACCTTCACCCGGCTGTCCGGTACGCCGGTGTTCGACCCGGTTACCGGATCGACCAGCCAGCCGAAGACCACCGTCTACTCCGGCCTGTTCCGCATCCAGGAGCAGCAGGTCACTGTCACCGACGCGGCGGCCGAGCGGATCACGACCCACGCCTACCAGGTGTCAGGCGCGGCAGAGGTCGATCTCAAGATCGACGACGTCGGAACCGTTGACGCCAGCAACGACCCAACCCTGGTCGGCCGCAAGCTACGCGTGACCGACATCCAGCGCGGGTCGCTGCTGTTCGAGCGCACCTTCACCTGCACGGACAACTTGGAGGCCTGATGCACTTCGACGTCTCCGAACTCCGGGACCTTGAGGGTGACCTGAAGAAGGGTGCCGCGAAGGTCGAGGAGCTCGCGCCGCTGGTGGTGAAGAAGTCCGCCCTCGACATCGAGCGTGACGCCAAGATCAAGGCGCCCGTTGACACAGGCAACCTGATGGGCTCGATCGGCAGCGACATCGACGGGCTGTCGGCGGAGGTCGGCCCGACGGCCGAGTACGGCGGGTACGTCGAGTACGGCACCAGCAAGATGGACGCGCAGCCGTACATGGGGCCGGCGTTCGAGAAGCACGCGCCCGTGTTTGAGAAGGCGCTCGGCCAGGTCGCCGGGAAGATCCTGTGACGCTGCCCGCGGTCTCCCCGGTCGCCGGCGCCACGTACGCGCTGCTGCAGGCGATCGCGGACCTCCACGTGTACGACACCGAACTGCCGAGCGATCCGCCGCTCGACGAGGACGGCCGCGTCCACCCGTACGCGGTGTTCTTCCCTGGCGGCGGCCACGGCTTCGGTGACCGACTGAACGACGCCCCGACCGACGTCGCCTGGACCTGCCGGATCCTGTTCGTCGGCGGCGACAAGACCCGCGCCCTGTGGGCGTTGGACAAGATCCGCGCAGCACTCACCGGCGCACGCCCGACCGGTGGAGCGCGGCTGAAAGAAGTGCTCGACGACGTCACCATCCGCACCGAAACGAACGTCGTTCCCTCCCGGACCTCCGGGGCAATCCTGTACCGCCTCCACATCTGAGGAGCATCACCATGCCCGAACCGATCCGCGTCAGGGACGACGTCACTGGCCACGAGTACAGCACCTACGGCACCGCCGAGCCCGGCCTCAAGCAGCTCGACGAGCCCGCGGTCGACGAGCGCGGCGACCTGCTGCCGCCGAAGTACCCGGCCGCCAAGACCGAGGCCAAGCCCACCACCAGCCGCACGGCCACCAGCAAGGAGTCCTGACATGCCTGTCACCATCCCCGCGGGCGTGAAGGCCGAAGGCAACCTCAAGGTGGCCTACGTCCCCACGATCGCGTCCGTCACCGCCCCGACCGTCGCCGAGGTCACCGCTGCTGGCGCGCTGGACATCTCGTTCTTCCTGACCGCCGGGAACTTCAAGCCCAGCGGTGAGCAGGCCCGTGGCGACGACCGCCGCGTCGGGTCGAAGCAGACGTTCGAGACCTTGGGGAGGGAAAAGAGCACGATCGACGACATCATCTACATCGCCGACCCGCAGGCCGCCGCCGCGACCCCGGGCAACAAGGCGATGGAGTTGTTCCAGCCGAACGTCGCCGGGTTCTTCGTCGTCCGGTACGGGATCGACGCGGAGACCGTGGACTTCGTCGCGGCGCAGAAGGTCGACGTGTGGCCGATCATCTTCGGCGCGCAGAACAAGTCGCAGCTCGCGGAGAACGATGAGTTCGCGAAGATCACGATCGTGCAGGCCGTGGCCGTGACCGGGATCGTGCGCAAGCAGGTCGCGCTGTCCTGACCGGCCCTACGTGCGAGGGCGGCTGGTACCGGGCTCGGGCCAGCCGCCCTCTTCCTCTGCGCACACCGAGTCCACCGAGCCCGAGGGGACGAGTGTGTGATGGCAGATGCGCCTATCAAAGGCGTGATGACGAGCAAGCCGCGCAAGTCTCACTTGACCACGGCGCAGTTCGCGATGCTCAACGATGCCTGTATCCCCATCACCGAAGCGTTCGGCTCACCGCCCTACCTCGTGGGATCGGCCACCGAGCACGGCGAGTATCGCGATGTCGACCTGCGGCTGATCCTGACCGATGAGGATTTCGATCACTGGTTCGACGGGCGCGTGATGCTGTGGTCGCTCGTCTGCCTAACGATCGGGCAGCACCTCGCCAGCGTCACCGGGCTGCCGATCGACTTCCAGATCCAGCGGATGACCGAGGCGAACGAGAAGCACCCGACGACCCACCGGAACCCGATGGGGATGCGATCCCGTCCCCTCGCCGGTGGTGGCGACGCCACCAAGTTCTGACCAGCACCACCCCGAGCCCAACTCCACCGAGCCCAGGAGTACACCCATGCCCGATCACAGTGCCCTGCAGGCGTTGCTGCAGGACCGCAAGTCGTCCACGAAAGGCCGCGCCTCGCGCCGCATGGCGATCTGCCTGTCCGAGCCGCTGTCCATCGCCCTCGCCGAAGCCGAAGAAGACCTCGACGCCGCGAAGACCGTAGTCGCCGACGCTGAGAAGCACGCCGACGCCCGCGCAGGCGGGAAAGTCGCCATCGACCCCGAACTCAACAAGCGCGTCACGGCCGCCGAGAAGGCCGTCGCCGACGCCGAGGCCAAGGTCGACGCCGCATCCGTCGTCATCACCTTCACAGCGTTGAAGGCCGCCGACTACGACGACCTGCTCAAGGAACACCCGCCGCGCGAAGGCAACGAGCTCGACGCGATGAGCGACTACAACCGCGAAACCTTCCCGGATGCGCTGATGGTGAAGTCGGCGTCGAAGCTCGAAGATGCCGAAGGCAACCTGATCGACATGAACATCGGCGACGTGATCAGCGAGTTCTCCAACGGTGAGCGGACCCTCGCTTGCCAGGTCGCGTTCGACGTGAACCTGCGGACCTCGTCTTTCTCCGACGCCAAATCGCAGAGTCGCCGGCGAAGCGGCAGCAACTCGAAACGGCGATAGCGCACGGGATCTCCCTCAGCCGCTACCTGGGTCGCGAGCCGGCCGAACGCCACGACCACTACACCCCCGACGGGACTCTCACCGGGTACACGATCGTCACCCGCGAGCCAGAGTTCACCGACCGGGACCGCGACCACCTCACCGCGCTGGCGCAGGTGAAAGCGAACGAGTGCCCCAAATGCGGCGGCCCACTCGACCAAACCACCGACACCGAACACGTCGCGTGGCACGTCACCTACGACGAATGCAACCGCTGCGAAACCGTCGCCTACACCCAAGCCAAGAAAGACGGCGCCAGCGACAGCGACGCCCGCAAACAGGCCGCCCCAGCAGGCCGCCTGTGGCGCGCCACCGCAGTACGCAACCCTTGAGCCCGAGAAGGCGGTGACCCATGACCGACCGCACCGTCACAGTCCGCCTCAAAGCCGACATCTCCGACTTCGTCACCGACATCGGCGTCAAAGCCGTTGCCGCAGTCAACAAACTCGAACGCTCCGCGTCCAAGGTCAAGACCAGTGTCGGCACGGTCGGGAACGACACCGGCCTCGACAAGCTCGGCACGAAGGCCGACGCCGCTGGCGCGAAGGTGGAGAAGCTCGGCACCAAAGCCGAAGCCTCAGGCAAGAAGATCTCTTCTGCCGCGGCTGCCGCCGGCCGGGAGATGGACAAGCTCGGCGACTCCATCGACAAGGTCGACAAGGCAACCGCCAGCAACTCGAAGGCCACGCAGGCCGCCGCGAAGAACGCCGACTCCCACGCCAACGCTGTTGGTCGGCTGCGGGTCGCTCAGTTGCGGCTGGCCGAGGTGCAGAAGAAGTCGAACGCCAATCCGGCCGCGCTCGCGGGCGCTGAGGAGTCGGTCAAGGCCGCCGAGCGTGCCGTGAAGAAGTTCGAGAAGGCAGGCGAGGACTCCGGTCGATCGTTCGGTGCCGGGTTCAAGAAGTGGCTCACCGGCAGGGGCGGCAAGGACCTCAACGACGCGGGTAAGAAGGGTGGCGAAGCGGCCAGTTCCGGTCTGATCGGCGTATTCAAGACCCCGGTCATCGGCCCGATCATCATCGCGGCGCTCGCGGTAGCGGTCGCCACCGCGATGCCTGCTGTCGGCGCCCTCGCGGCGGGCGGCCTCGTCTCGGCATTCGGTGCCGGGCTCGCCGGTCTCGGGATCGTGTTCGCGGCGAAGTCTGTGGCTGTGAAGAACAGTTGGCTTCGCACGCTCGCGTCCATGGCGGCCGACATGAAGGTGTTGTCGAAGCCGTTCGAGGCGACGCTGCTCGAGATGTCGGGTGTTGCTCGCCGCACTTTCGCTGCGTTCAAGCCGGCGCTGTTGGACGCGTTCAAGCTTCTCGCGCCGACCCTGTCCACCTTCGGTGACCAGATCGGGCGCGCGTTCGAGAGACTGGCTCCCGCGGTCCGGCCGCTGTCTGAGGCGTTCGCGGAGGTGCTGAGCGCGCTCGGGCCGGCCGCGCAGGAAGCGGTAGCCCGGATCTCGGTGGGTCTACAGGAACTGGCTGCTTCGGTGCAGGCGAACCCCACCGCGCTGGCTGACCTCGTCAGGGGCATCGGTGAAGTGTTCCAGCTTCTCAGCGAAGGTCTCGTGGTCCTCAACAACATCAACGGCATGTTTGAGCGGTTGACCGGCGGCATCTCTTTGGTTGATGTGGCGATGAAGGGCTTGCAGTTTTCCATCACAGCGACGCTGTCCCCGTTCATCGTGCTTGAGAAGGCGATGAACGCCCTCGGCCTCAAGGCCAAGGACATGAACCAAGAGGTGTCGATCTCAGCGGACACGGCGAAACTGTGGACCCAGGGCCTCACCCCGGCTGCGGCTGCGGCGGTCGCGGCGGGGAACGCGTCCGCTGGAGCGGCACCCAAGATCGAGTCACTGGCGCAGAAGTTCGACCGCCAGACTGCTGCCACGCAGCGGTCGATCGACGCGCTGAACCGTCGATCGAATCTGCTGCTGTCGCTGTCCGGCGCGGAGATCGACTACCAGCAGGCTGTCGATGATGCGACTGCGGCCGTCAAGGCGAACGGCAGAACGCACGACCTGAACACCCAGAAGGGTCGCGACAACCAGAGGGCTCTGGATCAGGTCGCGGCATCAGCGATTGCCCAGCGGGACGCCATGCTGAAAGCCAATGACGGCAACGTCAAGGCGGCCTCAGCGGCAGAGGTCGGCCGCGCGGCTTACGTCAAGCTCGCTGTGCAGATGGGCTACAACAAGGCCGAGGCGCAAGCCATGGCCGCCCAGTTCATCAAGATCCCGAACGTGACCCGTACGGCCAAGCTGAACGCGAACATCACCGACCTCGAGTCCAAGCTCGCGACCGCGAAGGCGAAGCTGAAGGACCCGAAGCTCACCGCCACGCAGAGAGCGAAGCTCGAGGCAGACATCCGGAACATCATGGCCGGGATCGCAGCCGCGAAGGCAGCGCTCGCCTCCGTGCCGCCCTCGAAGACGGTGAACATCACTGTCAACACGTACCGGAACATGCTCGAGACCGTCACGCACAAGGACGTCGGTGTCCGGGCGCCCGGCCAGGCGAACGGCGGCTACTACCCGGGCGGCGTACCCGCGTACGCGAACGGGAAACTTCCCGACCAGGCGATGGTTGCGCCCGGCAAGGGCCGCGGCCTCGTCCAGTGGGCCGAGCAGGAGACCGGGGGAGAGGCGTTCATCCCGCTCGCGCCGTCGAAGCGGGACCGGTCGGAGAAGATCCTCGGCCAGGTCGCGAACAAGTTCGGCCTCGGCCTGGTGAAGTCGTTCGCCGACGGCGGGTTCAACCTGCCCGGCGGCCGGTTGGTCGACATCGCGTTCCTGCTGCGGCAGTTGGGTGTGCCGTTCAACCCGACCGCGGGTGTCAACTACACGTCGACGCTGGCGGCGGCGAACCGCGCCAACCGCGCGACTGTTCCGGCGCGTGATGCCGCGCTCCGGGCGGATCGGGCGGAGCAGGCGGCGAAGGCGCAGGTCGCGGCGATCCAGCGCGCCATCACGCTGCAGCAGCGGCACGTCACGGAACTGCGGCGCGCTGGGGCGTCGGACAAGACGATCGCCCGGGAGCAGCGGGAGACGATCGCGTTGCAGGACAAGCTGTACGCCGCGAAGCAGCGCGTCACCGCCGCAACCAAAGCGAGCAACGCGGCCGATGCCGTCTACAAGATCCGCGCCGATGCAGCCGCGAAGGCCACCCAGGCGCACAGGGACGCGATCGAGAAGCTCATCGAGCAGCAGAAGGCCGCTGTCGAGATGGCCGACCAGATCGCCCAAGGGTTGACTGGCGGCGCGAATATCGGCGACCTGTTCCAGCAGTCCCTCACCGGCAAGGGCCTGCTCGCAGATCTGCAGGGTAAGGGCACGGAGCTCGGGAAGTTCGCCCAGCAGGTAGCTGCGCTGCGGAAGGCGGGCCTCAGCGAGGTCCTCATCCAGCAGATCGTCGGGAAGGGCGCAGCACAAGGCGGATCTGCGGCGCAGGCGATCCTCGACGGCGGTCTGGCCCTGATCAACTCCCTGAACAAGGCGCAGGCGCTACTGCAGCAGCAGGCCGACCTGATCGGCGCCGGATCCGCGGCAGCGAAGTACGGCACGAAGGTCGCGGGTGCACGCGCTGGTGGCGGATCTGTCGGGGCGGGGATGACGTACCGCGTCAACGAGAAGGGCGAGGAGTTCTTCACCGCCCCGATCAACGGCCAGATCGTCCCGGCCGGCCAGGATCCGCGCCGCTACATCCAGGCCTTCGCCGGTGGCGGTTCGTCCGGAAGCCGGGTTGTTCGGGAGATCCACAACCACCAGAACAACTACTTCACCGGTGTGTCGATGGCCGAGGCCGACCTGATCGCGCAACGCGCGAACGCGAAGGCCGACCTGATGAACAGGGGGTACTGATGCCGTTCCCCGAGGAGAACGAGTTCACCTTTTCGACCGGCATCAGCCTCAACACCGGCCCCGACGCGGACGGCGTCCTCATGACCTGCGCGACCCTCGACGGCTGGGGGTCGCCCGGGTCGAAGACCAGCGGCACGTCCCGCGAGGGCGAGCACGGCGAGTCGCCGGCACCGAACCCGAAACTGCAAGCCCGGACGCTGCAACTCACGGGCCGGATCGAGGCGCCGTCGATCCTGCTGCGTCAGCAGGCCGAGCATCGGTTGCAGGCGGCAATGAGCCTGAACCTGTTCGACCTGACCGTCGTCGACGGGATCCCGCTGCGGGTCACGGCGCAACGCTCGGGGGAGATCTCCCGCGCCGACGACACCGACACCAAGGTCACGTGGCAGGCCGAACTGAAATGCCCGGACCCACGCAGGTACGGCGACGACCAGCAACTACTGCTGAACCTCCCATCCGTCACCGGCGGCGTCCGGTTCCCGCTGCGATTCCCGGTCCAGTTCACCGGCTCCAGCACGTCCGGCGACAGCACCGTCGTCAACGCGGGCAACGAAACCGCGCCAGCAGTAGTGACCTTCACCGGGCCACTCACGACACCGAAGCTGACGAACCTGCTGACCGGGCAGTGGGTGCAGTACAACGACACCCTCGCGTCCGGCGAGTTCGTCGTCCTGTACCTGCGGAACCCGCTCGTCGCCCTACTCCAAGGCACCGCACTGCGGACCGGGAAGGTCTCGACCGGAGGCGGCGGCACCTGGGGCATCAAGCCCGGCAGCAACGCCATCGCATTCCGCGCCGCCACCGGCAGCGGCACCGCCCTACTCGAATTTTCCGACACGTACCAGTAAGGAGACGCACTGATGCGTGACCTGATCGGCATCACCTACGACGGGGTCTCCGGTGGCCCGGAACTCACCGCGGCTGAGTGGCGCCAGACCGACACCGCGCTGTTCGTGCGGGACACCAACGACCTCGTCGTCTCGGGTGTGCGCGGCGGCGCAGTCACGAACACAGGGTTCTCCGCCACCATCGCACCCCTCACCGTCGTCGTGCAATCAACGGCTGCGCTCGGCGCCTATATCGCCGCGTTCCCAGCCGGCGCGGCCGAGCTCGCGAAGACAATCTCCGCCGCGCACGCGACACTGCCGCGCGTCGACGCGATCGACGTCAAGATCTACGACCACGAAGCCGACGCCTCCGGACTCCGCGGCGCCGACATCGTCTACACCGCAGGCACCGCCGCAGCCTCACCCGTCGCCCCCACCTTCACCGGCGTCGGCGTCCGCCTCGGCACCTTCGCCGTCCCCGCCTCAGGCGGCGGCAACCCCGTGTGGACCATGAACCCCGCCCTCATCGGCTACGCGGGAGCAGGCGGCATCCTCGACACCGCCGGCCACCCCAGCAACCCCCGCACCCCGACCGTCATCTACAACCGGTCCACCGGCGCGCTCGAGTACTGGAACGGCACCGCGTGGATCACGCTGCTCGGCGGCTCAGCCCCGGTCGTTGCGGCCACGACCACCGACGAGACGATCACCAGCACATCGTTCGTTGCCGGCGGCACCCCGCTGGGCGCAGTGTTCGTCGCCCCACCGTCTGGGTCCGTCTTCATCACCGTGTCGGCGTACCAGGATCAGATCATCAACGGCGAGGCGACGATCACGTCGTACACGGTCCGGACTGGCGGCACCATCGGATCCGGTACGACGGTCGGCGCTGGCGCGAACTCCGACCGGGCGATCGTGTGTGGCCGCGCCGTCACATCGGGCGGGGTCGCGTTGCTGCAGGCGTCGTTGCGGTCGCTGTGGACGGGCCTCACTCCCGGGGCGACGTACAACGCGCGGATCGAGATGCAGGTCACGGGCGGCACTGGCCACCTGTTCCGGCGCGAGTTGCTGGTGGAGCCGTCGCTGTGACCGAACCCCAACTGCCAACCGCGGTCTACCGGTACTGGGCGTGCGATCTGCGCAGCGGCAACAAGGTCGCGCAGCTGCCGCTCAAACCGAACGGTGCGCTGCCGGACCGGATCAGCGACGTCGGCACCACCGTGTTCACCTGTGACCAGGCCGCCGTACTGCGCGACGGCGGCGACTTCATCGGCGTCACCACCCCAGGCCGCACCCTCATCGCCGTCGAACGCGAATATGAGGGCGACTCCACGTCGGACATCCTGTGGGCCGGGATCGTCACCGCACGCCGCGCCGGCTCCGGATCGGAAGCGTCCTTGAACGCGGCAACGATTCCCGCCTACTTCGGGCGCAGGTTCGCCGGAACCCACACCTACATCGCTGGGCCAGGCGACACCGATGACCAGATCATCGCCGACCTCCTCGCCGACGCCGCAACCGAAGGCATCCCGTTCATCCTCGACACGGCTTGCCCCACGGTCCGCGCGGTCCGGTACCTCGAGCCGGAACACAAGTCGATCCTCACCTGCCTAAAAGACCTCTCCGACATGGAGGGCGGCCCCGAATGGCGCGTCATCACCCGCTGGAAGACCTCCGCCCGGCTCGCCGTCGAACACGTCTTCCTCGCTAGGCCCCGCCTCGGCTTCGCCGGCGACCCCAACATCCGGTTCGACTTCCCCGGAGCGGTCAACGAGTACGACGTCGACGACGACTACACCGAAGGCCACGGCGCCAACCACATCCTCGGCGTTGACTCCAACGGCGCAGAGTCCACCCCGGCCCGCGACGAACAAGGCATCACGGCACAGGGCTGGCCGCGGTGGGAAGACAACATCCAGACCTCTGGCGACCTGGACGCCGCTGGCCTCGCGGGCGTCGCGAAGGAAGCCCTGACGAAACGGGCACGCGGCCAGTCGACCGCGAACATCGTCGTCTCCCTCACCTACGGCCCGCAGTACGGCCGCGACTGGGCGATGGGCGACAACGCCCTGTTCTTCGTCGCCGCCCCCGCCCCTGGCGAGGATCCGCCGTCACCGCGCCACCCGGAAGGGCATTCCGAGGTGATCCGCACGATCGGCGTCGCTCTTGACATCAACAACGACACCCTCACCCCGGTGTTGTGGAACCCCTACGACGAAGAGGTAACCGCGTGAGCATCCCCCGCGCAGACAGCACCCTCGCGGCCCGAGTGAAGAAGCTCGAGGAAGACTTCCGTCGCATCAAGCTGACGCCGTCGGTGACGCAGTCATCGGTCGCGCCGACGGCAGCGGTGAAGAACTCGATGTGGATCGACTCGTCGGCGGGTAACGAGCCGAAGGTCTGGGACGGCACCGCGTGGGTTCCTGCGCGGGATCAGACGATCGCCGTCGCGCAGTCGACCGCTGACACCGCGCAGGCGACCGTTAATCCGCTCGTGCCATTGACGGCCCTCGCTGGCCAGACCAGCGGGACAACCGTCACGGGCGCCACGGTTGAGACCAGCTCGACCGCGCCGCGTATCGCGATGAATGATCCGGCCTATCCAAACGAGCTGATCTGGGAATCCGGCAACTCAGCTGAGACCATGCCGGCGCGCGTTCAATCCGTCGTGCCGTCTGGCCTGCAGGCCCAGTTGGCAGCCCACAGCCCAGCGCTGGACGGCGGTTCACGCGCCGGCGTGAGCCTGACCGCCGACGCTGCCGCGCTCGGCGGCCTGACGCATGCACAGATCGACGCTGCCGAGATCCTGCTCAACACCTTCGGCGCCGGCGCGGCCGTCAAGGTGACTGATGCCGCGATCGAGCTGAACAGGCCGGTACACAACGCTGACCTGTCCTCGCCGACGAACACGTTCCCGACGAACCCGCAGCCGGTCGAGGTCGACGAGCAGACCGACCTGCTCACCCTGACCAACACCAGTTTCGCGGCCGGATCCCCGGTCTGCGGTACCACGTTCGTCGCACCGCCATCGGGCAAGGTCTACATCACCGTGTCCGGACACCTGCAAGGCAACGCGTCCGGCTCCCTCGCGTACCTGTCCTACGAAGTCAGGGACGGCGGCACCATCGGCTCCGGAACCGTCATCCAAGCAGCACTCACGGATCGCGGCGTCGCAGTCGGCAGCACCGTGACCGGACTGTCCGCCGCACGCGCCAGCCTCTCGCGGCGCACGATCGTCGCCACCGGCCTAACTCCCGGGTCGACGTACAACATCCGCACGATGCACCTTCTCGCCGGGTCGGGCAGCATCTCCATCTTCAGCCGCGAACTGCTCGTCGAGCCGGTGCTTTAACCCACGCCGCAAGCCGAACGGGGATTCACGTGGCGGACGAACCAACGATCGGCGAGGTAGTACGCATCCTCGCCGACCTGCGCAGATCCTTCGACCAACTCGCCGGGAAAGTCCTCACCGTCGAGGTCTGGAAGGCCGAACGCGAGTCGATGGAATTCCGGATCCGCGAAACGGAGAAGGACATCGCCACCCTCGACGCCGAGGCGAAGGCCGAACGGAAACAGCGCGAGCAGGAGAAAGCCGCCGCCGAGAATCGCGCAGCCTCCGCGCGCAGACAGGCACTGTTCGCGGTGCTGACGTCGCTGGTCTTCCCGATCCTCGTTGCCGTGGTACTCGCCGTGATACTGAAGGGCTCCTAGGAAATGCCCGAATCCCAAACGACGAAGCACCGCCGCGACCTGAGCGTCGTGATGCTCGCCCTGTTCTGCTCGATCGTCCTGACCATCGTTGTCGGCGGCGGAGCGTTCATCTGGACCCAGCTCGAGCAGTCGAAAGCCGACAACGCTGCACTCGCCGCGCAGGTCCGCTCCCTCGGCGGGCAACCTGTCGCCGAAGGGAAGCCCGGAGCGCGCGGCGACCAAGGCCCTCCAGGACCGCAAGGGCCACCTGGCCCACAAGGCGCCCCCGGTCCAGTGGGGAAGCCGGGACCGATGGGTGTGGCCGGCCAAACCCCCGCATGCCTGCTCGCGCCAACCCAGTGTGTCGGTCCGAAAGGAGCCACCGGCAACCAAGGCGAGACTGGCCCCCAAGGACCGCAGGGCGATACCGGCGCTACAGGTCCGCAGGGCGATCAAGGCGTCCCTGGGGTAGACGGCAAAGACGGTGCCGACGGCAAGGACGGCGCCGACGGGAAGCCAGGCGCGGACGGCCGCGGCATCACCTCGGTCACCTGCCAGCAGGACGGATCCTGGCTGATCACCTACACCGACAGCACAACCAGCACAACCGACGGACCATGCCGCGTGCTAGTCCCACCCACAGGAACGGGGAACTGAATATGGGAACACTGTGGATTCCCGGCGCCGAACGGATGACACCTTCGGCGCCCGGCGGTGAGATCACCTCCAGCGCGGAGCCTCGTGTCGTTTGGCACTCCACCCAGAACCCCTCCGGCGACCCGGACCAGATGACCACGGTCATCCGAATCCTGCGGGAGAAGTCCGCCGAGCCCCAGGTGATCTGGGACCCGATCACGGACCAACTGGTGCAGTTCATGCCCCTGGACGTATCTGGTCGCGCGCTGCGCAACGACACCGACGGGTTCAGGAACAACCGCTGCGGCAAGGTCTGCATCCAGGTCGAGGTCATCGCCTACTCGCAGAACCCGTTCACCAAGTACTGGAAGCCAGGCCCGAACTACCGGGCACTGATGGCCGCCATCCGATCCTGGGGCATCCCCGACGTGCAGCCGGCCGGGGCGTTCCCGGTGTTCATCGCAGACCCGCCGCACAACGTCCCCGAGGACGACCGCGACCGTGCCACCTGGCGAGCCAAGGGCGGGCACTACAGCCACAGCCAGATCCCCGGCAACACCCACGGCGACCCCGGCGGGGTCAGCTTCCCCGCCATGCTGGCCGCCGCACAGCGACCAGTCACCGACACACCCACCGCACCGGAGGACGACATGCCCTACACCGAGACCCAGCTGGAGCAGTTCGCCGGTGTCGGCGTACACGGCCAGAAACTCGGCCGCTCCGACACCACCATCGGCGTAGCCATCGACACCACCTACAAGAACAGCAACGCCATCCGCGCCCAGCTCACCGCGCTCTCCACCCAGGTCGCCGGACTGTCCGCCGCCGTCAAGGCGCTCGCCGAGGCGAAGGACATCGACCCGGCCGCGATCATCGCCGCAGTGCAGACCGCGACCGAGCAGGCCATGTCCGACCTGAAGATCACCCTCTCTGTCGACAACACCCCGGAGACCTGACCCATGCTGAAGTTCCTGCGCCGCGACCCCACCATGTGGATCACCCTCGTCCAGGGGGCCTTGTCGCTCGCGCTCGCCTTCCACCTGTTCGGGATCACCGCGGCGATCGCGCCGCTGATCATGGCCGTCATCAACGGCGCAGCCGGTCTCGTGACCGCGATCCTCACCAAGCGCACCGGGTTCGCCATCGCGACTGGCCTCATCACCGCGCTGATCAACCTGTTCGCCGGCTACGGACTCACCCTCGACGACACGCAGACCAGCGCCGTCATGTTCCTCGCGATCGTTGTCATGGGCATCTTCGGCTGGACGGCCAACTCGCCGGCCGACGAACTCGGCCTGCACGAGGAACCGATGCCCGTGCAGGGTGCCGTGGTGAACCAGACGATCGTTTCGTCCGCGCTCGACGAGCCGTCGCCCTACACCCCGCCGAGCGTGCAGCCATGAACGTCCCTGGCTGGATCTGGCTGATCATCGGCCTGATCCTCATCGTCCTACTGCTCGGCCTGCTCGGCGTCCACTTCACCATCAGCACCTGACCCGCCCCTCACGCAAGAGCACCCCCACCTCCGCTTGGAGGTGGGGGTGCTTTTGGCGTTGGCGGGTCAGTAGTAGGCGTTCGCGTTCGCAAGATCCCAGGACGTCGGCCACCACACCGACCACGCACCCTGCCTCATCACCGACACTGGGGAACCAGCCGGCGGGTGCCCGAGCCCGATCGCGTGCCCGAGCTCGTGCGTCAACAGGTGCGCCCGCATCCCCGACGTCGCTGTGCACTTCGGTTGCAACGCAGCTGAGGTGTTGATCCAGATCGTCATCCGGTTCGGCGCCCACGCTGCCGTGCGGACGCCGTTCTTCGACACGTACACCCACGAGTAGTCGTTGCCCTCGGACCCGGTCTTCGCGCACGCGTAATCCGCCGGGTCGTTGTACGTCTTCAGGTCGATGACCATGTACCGCGGATACGCCGAGCAGTCGTTCAGGGTGACAAGGTTGACGTCGGCAACGTTCCACTTCGGGACCGAGTAGATGCCATCCCACCGGGTCGAACCGTGGTCCTGGTAGCAGATCTGCCCGTCCCTGAAGTGCCACAGTTCGTACGTGGCCGCCGATGCTGGCGCGACGAGCATGGCGGACATGGCTGCGGCGAGCACGACGATGGCGGCAGCGAGCCGCACGATCCTCTTGCGGAAGTGCATTCTTTCCCCCTGATAGAGGCTGGTTGGCAGCACCTACGCTGCCAACCAGTGCCCCCATTTCTGCCGCTCCCGCTCAGCGCTCAGGTGGCGACGCGGCCCCAGCGATCGCGTACACGCCACGCGTCGGCTGCTCGAGGTGCCGTTCTTCGACGAGCGTCTTCAGCACGTCATGCAGCTGCGACGACTTGAGCCCGACGGCGTCGCCGATCTCCTTCGTCCGCGTGATCCCCTGCGCGACCGCGACCAGCACCCTGTCCCGCGCGGGCTTGTCCTGCGGGCGAGGCGCGGCCGGGAACTGCACCACCTCGAACGGCTTCGGCCCAACGCTGTCGACGTCGTCTGAGTCCGGCTCGTCGAGCGTCGGCTGCACCACACCGTTCCGCAGTTCCTCGACGTACCGCCGGTTAGCCTCCTGCTCCTCGACGGCTGCCTCCCGCCGCATCTGGTACACAGCACCCGCAGCGTTCGCCGACAACGCGTCCAGCTTCGGCATCGGGTACCGCGCGAACCACCGCTCCGGCTCAGCGAGGTACTCCGACCGGAACGGCGCCGTCCGCGACCCATTCACGCCGATCGTGTATCCGAACCCGGGGATCTCCGGGAGCATCTCCGGGTCCACGGTCAGGCCGGGAAGCAGGTTCTTCGTCTGATTCGACTTGGTCTTCATCACGATCAGGTTCGTCATCAACGACGCCCGCAACGTGTCCTTACCGAGCGACTCCAGCGACCCGCCCTGCGTCAGCCCGACAAACGAAATCCCGACCTTCTGCGTCTTCCGCGCCAACGCCTCCAGCTTCGCGCCGTACCGGCCGATCGTCACATGGCACTCGTCGAGGAACACCACAATCCCCGGCCTCGTCGGAGACGGATCGAACCGGCTCCACTTCTCGACGCCCATCTCCTTCTCCCGAGCCTCAGCGATCTGCTCGAGCGCGCCGATCATCCGCCCGACCCCTTCACTCGACACGTACCAGTCCGCGTATTCCTGCAACGCCGGCGACGACGCGCCGCCCTGCGGGTCGACGAACCACACGACCGCGTTTCCAGCGGCCATGTAGCCGGCGGCGAGCAGCTCCACGAGGCGCGACTTCCCGCTGCCTGTTCCAGCAATGACCAACCCCGACAACCACGATCCCGTCATTGGCTTCTCGCCTGGCCGCCACATCTGCCACCTCGCCCACCCTTCGCCGTCGCCGTACGGGCCGACCTCGATCATGTGCTGGTGGTCGCCGACGATCCGGGCGCCGCTGTACGGGAGGGTCTTGTCGATGGGGGAGACCTGAACGATCGTCAGCTTCAGGTGGGTCGGATTGTGGTCCTCATGCGGCTCTAGGACGAGGTTCTTCACCGGCGTCAGCAGACCACCAGCGATGAGTTCGAGCTGCGCGATCGTCCCGGTGATCGTCTGCTTCCCGGGACGAAGGTTCACGGTGTACGACTCACAGTTCGCCCGGGACGTGTCCATGTCCGTGAGACGGGACCCGGCGAGGACGGCACCCTGCGCACCGAGGTACTCGTCCCACAGGACCGGGATCGACTGCTCCGTCCTGACCGGGACAGCGACAGGCGCCGGGGCCTTCGGGTAGACGGGACGGTTCGCCTTCCACCAGGACGAGGACGACACGACCACGCCGAGGACGAGGACGAGGACGGCCCGCCAGGACGGCCCGGCCGCCGCGACATACAGCAGCCACACCGAGCCGACGCCAGCGGCGAGATGCACGCGGGACCGCCACCGCTTGGTGCGCCGGCCGATCATCCACGCGGCCCAGACGAGCGCGAGCCCGACGAGGCTGGCGAACGTGAACGCGAACGACGGATCGACAAGCCAACGGAGCAGCCACTCGACGCCGCCGAGCGCGAACACGCCGGCCCCAGCGAGCCACGGCGCGTACTGCCGCAACAGAAACACCCGCATGCTCGACGCGCGCCGCTCAGCCCGCTCCTGCGCCGCCTCCTCGGCGATCCGCTTGGCGTCAGCCCGCGACACCCTCAGCCGCGGGTCGGCCTGCCGGTTGATCACGCGGGCCACATCCTCAGCCAGACGCTGACCTTCCCTGGTCCTCCTACTCATCCGTGTGCTCCTTCCTGGTCAAAGTCCGGTCCGGTGAAGTCCGGTCGGACGAGAGCTCGGTCTTCGGGGTCCATGAGGCGACTGCGCGCACGCGCGCGTACGCGACCCTCGCGGACATGTCAAGCGCCCCGGACCGGAGTCCGGGGCGCTTCCTGCATGTCAGCGGCCGGACGTGTAGAACTCGCGGGTGCCGGCGCCCTGCACGGTGTCGATCGCCTCCGCGATGATCCGGTGCTTCTTCAGTTCCTCGGCGAAGGTGCGCATCGACTCCGCCGCAGCACCCGACTGCTCCATCGCGGACGTCGCCGCCGCCCGAGCCGGGCCGCCGACGTCGAAGCCGTCGAGCGCGGCAAGGGTCTGCTCGATGCGGTGGACCATCTCGGTGTAGGCCTGGGCGCTGGTCTCGGAGAAGGTGATGCCGGATTCGAGGCCGGCGACCTCGCCGGTGGGGATGGTGGTGGTCATGGTGGTGGGTCCTTCCTGGGTGGTGGTGGCGAGAGGGGATGAGGTCTGGTTGTCCGGGTCGGAGTCCGGTGGGTTGTCCGGGACGGACTGGTCGCCGTCCTGCTGGTCGGTCGGGGCCGGGACGGTGTCGTCGTCCTCGGCTGGCGGGACGGTCCTGTCGTCCTCGTCCTGGACGGTGGTCGGTCCGTCCTGTGGTTCGTCCTGTGGTTCGTCCTCGGGACGGGGACCGTCCTCGTCCCGGTTGGGGACGACAGTCCCCGGGACGGTGACCTGACCGGGACGAGGACGGGACGACCTCTCCCGGCGCTTCTCATCAGCCCGGACCCACGCCCCGTCCCAGGACCGACGCATCGCGCGCCGCTGGTCCTGGAACAGTCCGGCGAAGAACTGGGTCGCCGCACCGCGGGGACGATCCGGTCGGGGGGTGGAGGCGGGACGCGCCACGCGGCGCTCGTTGTGCCGCGCCAGCGCGTCCTCCCAACTGTCCGCCCACAGCCGGGAGAAGTACCGCGTCGCAGCTCCGTCCAGCCGGACACGAGACCTCCGCCCCCACGTCGGTGATGGCTTCCCCCGTACCGCACACACCGCAGACGCGCCGCTGTAGATCAGATCGGTGACACCGTTCTTCACGACCCACGCCGCGACAATCGACAGCAGCAGTAGCTCCATCACGCGACCTCTCTTTCCTTCTTCAGCGCCGCCGCGATCGCGGTCGCCTTCGTGGTCCCGCAGCCCAACTCGGCCTTGAGCGCGTCCCGGCTCGGGGGCTTTCCGTGCTTCGTCTCGTAGTCCTCGGCGACGTGCCGCGCCTTCTGCATCAGCACGTCATCGACTGGTCCGGTCTCGTCCGCACCGGACTTCACCGGAGCCGTCCGGGACGGCTTCGCCGCCGCCTTCTTCGCCGGGCCGGGGACGACCCGGGACGACGACTCGGGCTTTGGGGCCGGGACGGGAGCTGCGTCCCGGACCTTCACAGGCTTGGCCGGGGTCGACACCAGCACGATCAGGTGAACCGTTGTCGCCAACGCCGCCGGCGGGACCGCACCGACCAGAAGGACGAGCCACAGGTCTTGCTGCAGGTGACCGGTCGACGCGAGGTGACCGACACCGTTCCCGACGATGCTCAGTCCGGCCGCGACCCACGTCATCCACGCGGCCCACTTCCGCGCCTTCTTCGGCGCCGACGCATCCAGCCACACCAGACACGCCGTCATCCCCAACGCGTCCAGCGAAGCCGGCAGCAGCCACGAAGCCATCGGACCCCACCCGGTGAACTCAGCCAGCGACGCCAACGTCGAGAACGACGCCACCACCGCAGCCACGCACACCACCGTGAGCCCGAGACCCCGCAGCCACAAACGCATCAGTCAGAACCCCTGGATGAACGCCGTCACCGCACCGCCGAGGAAGTTCACGCCCTGCGCGACGAAGTTCGACGACAACCCGGCCGCCTGCGAGAAGACACCGCCGACCGCCGTGAGCACCGCGCCGTACAGCAGCGCGATCCACGGGGTCGCACGGGTCGGCGGCTGCCCCTTCGGCTTGATGTGCGGCCACAGCGCGATCGTCATGACCGCGACGATCACGATCCCGCCGACCGCGACACCGAACAGCCGGTTCGTGGCGGACGCGACGCCACCGACCGCGCTGGTCGCGGCCCGGGTGATGATGGTGCCGAGGATCCCGCCGAACCCGGCGAGCCCGGCGATCAGCATCAGGTAGACGGTGGTGCGCTTGGCGATCTTTTTGAACATGAACGCCAGCGCGATAACCAGGGCGAGGGCGGCGATACCTCCCAACGTGAGACTCATGTGCAGTGTCCTTTCAGAGGGCGAGGATGATCAGCGCCGCGACCGTCGCGGCGACGAAGAAACGGGCAGGCCGCTCAACGACCCACAACCCGAGGTAGGCAGCGGCGTGCAGCGGCATCGCGACCAGCGAGGCGTAGAGCGCGCCGAGGACCCGGACGACACCATCGGCGCGGGTCCAGCGCCCGTACACGCCGTACAGCCACAGCTTCCGCAGGCTCGGCCGGTCGTCGGACCAGATGTCCGGTGGCACCACGAAGTCCGCGACCTGCGACACCGAAGGCATGTGGATCGCCGGCGCGGCCGGCTCGGGGTCCGGGGTCGCGCGGGAGGGGAGTGGGTGGATCGTCGCGACGCGCTCGACGTCGCGGCTCGACTCGGCAGCGCTCATCGGTTCCTCCGGATCGTCTTCGCGAGCTGGTCCGCCGACGCGACCAGCCGCTCAGCGAGGTGTTCGGTCGCGACCGCGGCCTTGACCTGGTCGACGCGGTGGTCAGCGGCCACGCCACGGAAGTAGTCGACCGCCGCGTCCAACCGCTCCCGCGGCGTGGTGGCCCGACCGTGCCGCTCGATGAACAGGCGCCGCCGCTGCCCCGCACGCTTCTCCGCACGCGTCTGCTCCCGCTTGACCTCGACACCGCGGTCGATGGGGACGACAACCTCGGCCGCCATCAGAGCTCACCACCGAGGACGACGAAGTCACGCCACTCCTGGTCGAGGCCCTGCACCCGCACCTGGTACTGGACCCGCCACCACGGCTCACCGGTGCGGCCGTCAAGGTCACGAGCCATCTCGACGAGCGCGGCGCGGATGGTGCGGTGGTC